AAAAGAGCAATATAAATTCCAGCAAGACGTCTCAAAATAGGAGCGGACTATGGCGATCCAATTTATTAAAGAGGACGGGACGGGACTCGTCGACGCGAACGTGTACGCCGACCTGGCCGACGCCGATCAATACCTCGAAAACTCTGACCGGAAAACGGCCTGGCGAGCGTTTTCATCAAAGGAACGCCAGGCGGCATTAATCCAGGGCGCCGACTATATCGACCAGACCTATCGGCGCCGATACAAGGGCGAGAGATTCTCGTCGACTCAGCGGCTCGAATGGCCTCGAAATAATGTTTTCGACGAGCTCCACGTTTTGCGGCCGGCGGACGAGATACCCGAGGAAATTGGAACCTCCTCGATCGAGTACGCGTTCGAGGCCGCCGAGAAACCGCTGGCACCGACGCCACAGTTTGACGATACCGGCCTCCAGATAACAAGCCAAATGGACAAGGTCGACGTTTTGGAAACCAAGACGGAATATCTCGAGGAGCACCAGTCACCGCGCAAGTTTAAGCCGTTCCCACGCGCCGAGCTCGTGATCCGCCGCTGGCTCTCCGACCATGCGGTCGGCGGGCTCACTTTAAGGATTTAGACGTGGCCCTCCAGGATACCGCGCTCGCCCTGATCCGAAAATTCGGCGAGGATCGCCAGGTCTCGCTATTGATCCCGAGCACGTCGCCGGCCGATCCGGCGAAACCGTGGGAAGTCGATCCGACCGCGACCGAGACCACGCTCAACGTGCCGGCCGTGGTCGTCCCGATCGCGAGGAGCCTGGTCGACGGCAACAGCATCCAGCAAGGCGACGAGACCGTATTGATCGCCGGCATATCGCTCGGCTCGACGATCCCGCAAACCGATAGCAAAATTCTCGACGAGGGCCAGGAGAAAAACATCGTTTCGATCGATCGAATCCGGCCAGGGAAAACCGATTTTCTTTATAAGCTGCAAGTGAGGGCGAGCTGATGGCCACGAAACCATTTAACGCCAGGGAGATAACCAGGCAATTAAATATTGCACTCGACAAGGATTTCGCCGCGACCGCGTTCGCGATTTTCCGGAACCTGGTCACGGGCTCGCCTGTCGGCAATCCCGACACGTGGCAAGGGCCGGCGCCGGCTGGTTATGTCGGCGGACACTTTCGCCGCAATTGGCAAGTGACCGTCGGCGGCTTTAGTGACGCCGAGCTCGAGGGCCAGGACGCCGCCGGCGCGACGACCCTGGCCGTCGGTAAATCAAAAATCGACGGCTTTGTCAGGGGCGGCGGCGGGGCGAATCTTGTTATTCAAAATAATGTCCCCTATGCGAACCGCCTGGCGCAAGGCTGGAGCCCGCAAGCAAAGGCCGGATGGGTCGACCGTGAGATCGACGCCGCCCTCCCGTTCCCCGCCGGCCGTAAGGTGGTGCCATAATGGGCGCCTCGACCAGAACGCCAGCCGAGTTTCGCGACATTGTCCGGACAGCTTTCGGAGTCGCCTGGACGGACGCCGGCGAAACGCTCGATAATGTCGCCTGGGATAACCTGGCCTATCGACCAGGCGATCGCGACGATTATGTGATGCTCGGCCTCGCGCACTCAACCGGAACCTTTGCCAGTCTCGGCGCCGGCGCTTCCATTCAAGTTCGCCGCGTGGCAATATTCGCCGCGCAGATATTCGTCCGGCATAACACCGGACAGGCTCGGGCCGACGACCTGGCCGAGATCGTGCTCGACTTTTTAGAGAGTGCTCGCCTGACGGGGATCAGGATTTCCGAAATCGGAGTCACCGAGGCGGGCCGAGTCGCGCAATATTTTCAAGTTAATGTCAATGCACAAATAGAGTATGATAGCTTTCGCAGCGTGTGAGGCGCTCATTAAATTACAGGAGCGCCCACTATGTCAGATACAAATCGAGTCGGCTTGCGGTTTTTCCGAAGCTCACAACGCACCGCGCCGATTCCGGCCGGCCCTTTCAATCTTGACCAGCTCCGCTTTACCGGAACGCCTGGGCTCGCCTTTGTGCCGACGACAATCGTCAGCGAGGAGATCAGGCCCGATCGTCAAATCTCCGACCTGATCCTGGTCGGCGCCGAGGCCGGCGGCGATACCGGGATCGAGCTCAGTTATGCAGCGTTCGACGAGCTAATCACCGGCGCATTATTTAACGTATTCACCCGCACCGAGAGCAAAACCGGAACCGCTGAAATTACCGCGTTTGGCGCCGGCACGATCGACGTCGACGTCGGCGGCGATTTCATAGTCGGCCAGATTTTCAGACTTCAAAAGCTATTGACCGGCGACGTCGGCGACGGCATTTTCGAGATAACCGGGATCGCTGTCAATGTCTTGACCGTTTCCCCGCTGCCTGGCACCGCGACGACCGCGATCCTCGGCACCGAGACCGCCGACGCGGCGACGAATCTCGAGGTTACTGGATTCAAAGCGCAATCGGTCGGCGATATTTCCCTGGTCGTGACCGGCTCCGACGCTGTTTTTCAATTCCCCGCCGGCGCCCTCGACGACGCTATGGGGACAGGCATCCCGCTCGCGATCGGTGCCTGGCTGAAATTTGCCGAGTTTCCAATCGTGGCAAATAACCTATGGAACCGAGTCCGCGAGATCGATCTCACGGCTGACACTGTCACGGTCGACGCTCAGACTGGCATGGTGACGGATGCCGCCGCCGCCGAATTCGTCCAGGCGTTTTATGGCAACCGCGTCGAGAATGGCGCCCAGGCAATCAGCGCCCACCAGTTCGCCCTCGAGCGCCGGTTCGAGGATCACTCGCCACAAACCCGCGAGCTATTCCTGGGGATGGCGTTAAATAATTTCAATATCACGCTCGCGCCACAAGCGATCGCTGTCGGGAGCTTAACCTGGTTTGGATTTAGCTCGGCCGTCTCGGACGATTTCGCGGGAAGCTATCCGGATTTATACGAGAATCTCCCCGTCGATGTACTCGCCGAACAGTTCGACGTCTATAACACGTCGAGCGATATTGGCCGACTCGGCCGAGGAGTCGACGCTGTCGACGCCGCCGGCTTGAATTTCGTCCTCGAGGCGACGATCGAAATCAATAACAATCTACGCCGCCAGCCAGCGGTCGGAGTTTTCGGCGCGTCAGGTATCGGAGTCGGCGAGCTGTCCGTCACTGGTACGCTGTCGACTTACTTTGATAACGACGAGATTCTCCAGATTATTTTAACCAATGCCGAGACCAGCCTCGACCTGATAACTCAGGGCGGCGACGGTCGCTCGATGATTTTCGATTTACCGAGGATCAAATTCAGCGGCGGGGCGCCGGACGTTCCTGGCAAAAATGCCGACACCACAATCCCAGGCACTTACCAGGCAATATTGTCGCCGATTTTCGGCTACACCATATCCACGCAGACCGTGAGTTTTGCGCGGTAAAACTTAACGGGGCCGAGAGCCCAGGAGCGGACTGTGAGAGTCTTACAGGCTTTTGAAACTAGCAGCAAATTGATTGACGAGGGCCGGACGTGCGAGATCGAATTCGAGGGCAAAGTGATAGCGACGGTTCAAGTGAGGCCAGCGGACGCTATGCTCAATCCGGATTACCGCCGTCACATTGCGGAAATGTCGATCGACGCGGCGCGTTTAAACGGGGCCGACCCGATGGACGTCGTCCAGGATCAAGATTTTTTATTCCAGCTATACGCTCGGGCGGTCGTGACCGGCTGGACGTGGACGGACGCCGAGGATCAGAAGGCGACGAGCTTGCGATTCAACGAGAAAAACGCGGTCGCGCTATTCAAACGGGCGCCCAAATTTTTCGAGGCGATCCAGCTCGCGGCCCGACAATGGTCACACTACCGCGCAGCTCACGAGGAAAAAGCGGCGGGAAACTGACGGACGTCCTCGACTTTCAACTCCGAGTCGGGGACTCACGAGTCGCGGAGTCGATAATCGCTGCCTATAAGGAGCGAGGACTGACGCCGCCCGACCACGTCGAAAGCCCGCCGGCAATTGCTCCGGAGTTTCTGGTCTATTGGGAAGCCTATCGCGACCTGATAAGCGAGCGCCGGTCGCCTCGCGGCCCGATCCCCGCCCTCGCTGTGATTCAATACGCTGACCTGTACGGCCTCGATCGCGAGGCGTTAAAGCGTATCGTGTACAAGGTCGACCGCGTCTTGACGGATCACTGGCGAGCCCAGGACGACGCGGCCGAGGTAAAGCGAAAAGCCGATTCTAAACGCAAACAAAGCGGGAGCCAGAAATGACCGATCGAGTTATTCGAGTCGTCGTCGACTCGCGGGGCGTCACGCAAGGCGTCGGCAAAGCTAACGCCCAATTAACCAAACTCGACAAGCGATCGAAAGGGCTCACGACAGGCTTTAAAGCGGCCGGCGCGGCCGTCGCAGCGTTCGCCGGAGCCCTGGCCGTGCGCGAGATTTTCCAGGCTGTCGACGCTTTCCAGGGGCTCCAGAATAGGCTCCGGATCGTGACCGACTCCAGCGAGGAGCTGGCCAGCGTTCAAAAAGAATTATTCGATATTGCTCAGAACACGCGCACAAGTTTCGAGGCGGTCGCCAAGCTCTACGGATCGGCGGCGATCGCGGCCGAGGAGCTCGGCGCGTCGACCGAGGAGCTATTGCGGCTGACTGAAATCTCGGGCAAGGCGCTCGCGATCCAGGGCTCCAGCGCGAACGAATCACGGGGCGCATTGCGCCAGTTATCACAAGCCTTTTCGAGCGGCATAGTCCGAGCCGAGGAGTTTAATAGCATACTCGAGGGCGCGTTCCCGATCGCCCAGGCGGCGGCCCGTGGATTCGGCGAGGCTGGCATATCAGTCGGCCAGCTCCGGCAAATGGTTATAAA